GAAAATAGAATTTTCAAGAAGACCTTGGACATTTCGAAATCGCGTTCTGGAGATTTGATATTATATAAATTCATTGAGAAAAAAGCAACAGAGAATAAAGAAGTTTTGAAAATGTTGAAAGCGGTGTCTGTAATCTAGTAAAATCATTAAAATTAATTTTAATGATTTAAAAAAAAATAATAATAAATGGTTATTTTGCGGAAATCTGGGCCTAAGCGGAAATCTGGGCCTAAGCGGAAATCTGGGCCTAAACGGAAATCTGGGCCTAAACGGAAATCTGCTCCTAAGCGGAAATCTGGGCCTAAGCGGAAATCTGGGCCTAAGCGGAAATCTGGGCCTAAACGGAAATCTGCTCCTAAGCGGAAATCTGCTCCTAAGCGGAAATCTGCTCCTAAGCGGAAATCTGCTCCTAAGCGGAAATCTGCTCCTAAACGTGTTAACGCGTATAGTGTTGGCAAGAATAATGGAACGCATCTTTACGAAGTAATACTTAATCTGACATTTCGTTCAGAAGATGGCCATATGGCACCCTCTGATTTAGTGGAGCGTGTTAAGAAAATTCCTCCCATGTACTATGTTGGGGGTCTAGTTTGGGACGAAAACGATAAACTTATCAAGGCAGAGTGGATAAACAAAAAATTTGCTATCAAACTCATTATCCAGAGCACCAACTCATCTACACAACTAAAAGATAATTTAAAGACAGTCTCACTTGCGGATGGTGAGTATGAGGCATCGTACGATAATGGGTGGACCATTAAGTCGCCCAATGGTGATGAAATTGGACTTGTCAATTATCAGTATAATCCCATCAGCATTGTTGAAATATGAAAAAACTTATTCGATGTAGATTATATTTTATTAACTACAAACTTTGTAGTAAATCCCAGAGTGACATCGAGTAAGAGCAATGTTCCTATAACATACGGGGGGATATCGGGTTTCAATAACATCAGCACGATACAGACACTAAATATAACTATACTTTTCAAGTATGGCTTCCACGAGTTTGAAGAGATTTGCATTTTACGGGACAACCCTATTGCGGCTATTGCTAAAAAGATAGAAGCTGGAATATAATACTTGGAGTTTATTATTGACAACATAAACAAGAGTGCTATAGTTATTCTTAGTGGAATACAAACGTATTCATAGAGACGGGGGTCTGTTTTTAGGTGCTTATCCTGAAATTCGTCTCGCATTTATTATTAATAAATAAAATAATTGATAACTTATCAATTAAAACTATTCGGAGAGTTCTTCGGAGAGTTCTTCGGAGAGTTCTTCGTAGAGTTATAACTCTACACGTGTTTTACAAAAACATTCTGTCATCCTTGGATAGCACTCGACACAATAGGAGTGTCCGCACCAAGTGTACACAAACTTGTCAATAGTTTTTATGTCGTCAAAGCATATACAGCACTTTATATTATTAATATTTCTATCAAAATAATCTTGGGATACAAACTTGCTGTTCTTTATGATTTTTTTGTGTTGCGGTAGCTGAATACTATCGCTTGTAAATATTGTATATAAAATGTGTTGTGTAATCGTAAGCGGATCTTCGTCGTAATCATCCTGAGTACTGTCATCCTGAGTGGTGTCATCCTGAGTACTGTCGTCATTATAATTATATTCTTCAAGTATGAAGCCGTTGTCATTATCATCATCTAATGTATCATCATCTAATGTATCATCTAATGTATCATCTAATGTAGTATCATCTAATGTGGTATCATCGCCACTATATACATATTGAGTTAACAAAGAAAAACCATCCAGAAGAGCAATCGTATTGAATTTCTGGTCAATCTCTGACGGAATTAGATTAATTTCAATATACTTACTGCCTTCAAACCCCCGAATAACTGTGTTAATATATGTATCACTAATAGTTTTTTCCCCTCTATTGATACCGATGAAAATCCTGTTGCTGCAATCATAATATTGACGTGAATCTCTAACAACTGTGGACAGATTATCTAATTCAGTTTGTTGAGACAAATCGAAGAGATATATCATGTATGTTGGATTGACCATTAAAAATGACCTGTTAATATTTTGTATATTATTTGGCGTGTCGACAAGATACATTGTGTGAGTTGTCGTGAACTCTGAATGATGTAGTCTGAATAGATTACATCCTATCGTTTGTGTCGTAGTTGGTTTATTGATTGTTGCTGGACAGAAAGGACGATATGCTTTGTCCATTAATTCGCAAAAGGTTGTTTTTCCAGTTCCAAAAACAACCAGACTATTTATTCGAGAATTCATTCGAGAATTTACGCGAGAATACATTTGTTAACAACAAGTTTAAAATAAATAAATCAAAATAAATTAAACCGCAAGTATAATTGGTTTAAAGAACTATTCTTAATACAAAGGGTTCTTCCTATTGTAGTATTCACACTATACCGCGAGTCCAGTAGGGGGGTCCCTTTTGAACATATGTAGCCAAGCGGTCAAAGGCGTCACCCTTAAGAGGTGCTCTCTTCGAGTTCGCGGGTTCGAATCCCGCCATATGTATTCACCTGCTTAATTTCTTATAAATATTTATAAGAAAAATTTAATTAATAAATGGAGGGTCTTATACTAAACATTTTCCAAATAACTACAAATCTTAAACTGTACCATTGGAAAACTATTAGTTATTCGGAACACATTGCGTGCGACGAATTGTATGGTATGCTTATAAAAACTATGGATAGACTTGCAGAAGTCTATTTGGGGAAAATAACCGATCGGTTTAAAATTGATAGTTCCAAGACTATCAATATAGTTGGGTTAAATACAGTGGATGAGTTGAAGATGTATATCCAAAACTTTGTTATTTACTTTAGTTCTATCACCTTGACGGCTGAATTAAATAATATTCGCGAAGAATCTATTGCAGATTGTAATAGATTTGTTTATTTGTTATCATTAAGACACTAGAACAATGTCTTACAATAATTTACATACTGTTTAATGTGGTTAAGATTTCTTGTTCGTCTGTACCCAATGTCTTACCAACAACCTTTCCATTTTTAATATATATCAAAACAGGAACAGCACCAACATCAAACTCCTGTGCTATATTATTTTGGGCCTGACAATTTACCTTTAAAAATGTAATCTGTGTGTACTGTTTATTAATCTCCTCAATAAACGGCGCAAGTTTTTTACATGGGGGGCATCCTGGTGTAAAGAAATCGACCACAACAAATGTATTTCCATCAACTATAGTTTTGAGAGTTTCCATACTATTAATTTCGCGGACCATTTTCTCACCTATTATATATTTAAGTGGCTATAATAAATTTACTTTAATTTTGATTTATTATAATCAAAATGGTAAGAAACTACAACAATGACAACAAATCCTTATGTTCTTGAATTCAGTTCTCTCATCGTCGAGAAATTCAGTCTCGATGTGTCTCCACAGTCGTTGGTAGAGATTTGGGACACGATGATCGGAACTAGCACTGTTATGTTTAACAGAAGTGCTGACAAACGCGATTCGGAAGACCGCTTGTTTCCATGCAACAAAGTCTTGTCGAGTGGGGCAAATAAAGGAAAACGGTGCGGGAAAAAATGCGTTGATAATTCCACGACGTGTGCGAAGCATTCGGAGAAACCTTCGGAGAAACCTTCGGAGAAACCTTCGGAGAAACCTTCGGAGAAACCTTCGGAGAAACCTTCGGAGAAACCTTCGGAGACTGATACTACAGAAGTTGTCAAAGTCGGATGTGTCTATTTATTGACAATGGGGGTCAACAAGGGAAAAGAGTGTGGGAAAAAGTGTTCCGTTGGAACAATGTGTTCAGTACATTCGAAACCAAAGGTCGAGAAACTTGAGAAACCAAAGGTCGAGAAACTTGAGAAACCAAAGGTCGATATATCCAAGACAACATACAAGCTTGTTGTGAAGGAGCGGGATAACGGTCTCCTTGTGGCTATCAATGAAACTCCCGATGGTTCATACTTTGTGTTTGACAACAAGCGCGACAAGCTCATTTGTGGGAAAATTACACCTACCGGAAATGTAATTGATTTGGATGAGGCAGACATTAAATTTTGTCAAGACAACAAACACAAAATGTCTGTAGTTGTATCCAAGAAAGTTGACATTGAAGATATCTTGGACGAGATCCAAACACCAACGAATGAGTAAATAACTAAAGTTTTATAATTATAAAACTTTCTTTGAAAAATAAATTAAAAATTAAATAACTTCTTCCCCATCATCGCACAAGCAATTATAAGTATAAGGATAATAATTAAATATGGAGTAGTATCTGGCCGATAGAACCTTTTACAAATATCACACTCTTTTACATGCTCATATATACATTTACAATTATACTCACACGGTTTTACAGCCATACTTTCATACGGTTCAAACAACGGGCCGCTTTTAGGTCTGTAGTTTCTGCCGAGGTCTCTATCATACATAGGATTTTCTCCAGAGTATGGTGATTGCGATTCATAAATATCAGGAGTAGGCTGTTGATAATAGGACATTCCAGATTCTTGAGGAATACTCCCAACCCTATCAGTTGTTCTGATCCCTCGTTGTTTAGCTACCATTGGTTGGGCTTGTGACATTGGGTCGATCTGGTCCAAATCCGGAAGGTCATCTATCATCGTAACTTTTTGATATGGCATTTATTAAAAGAATATTTATTAACAGATTTTATTATTTTAACGAAATGTATGTACTTTAGTTTTAAAGGTAGAGAGTTTAATAAAATGAGATTTTCAATTCTTCAGCCGTTTTTTTTAAAATATAATATGTATAACCGTATCTCCAATGGTATACTTGAGAAAATTTTAACAGAGTTCTTCACAAATTTTATAGTTGAAAGTGATTACGAACCATATTATGTGTTTAATGATGATAAAAAATCTATAACCATTGATTGGTGTACAACAACCGATGGATTTTATGTTGTTGTCTATGAAAACAAAATTTTATTGTATAAAAACGAACGGATTATCACGGTCGATGTGAATTCAGATAATATAGCCAGTAATGTTAACGATTATGTGGATTGTTGGATGAATTATTAAAATATTTATTAAAATATTTTAATAATTCTAATTAATAATTTTAATTAATAAATGAAGTGTGGACATTTAACACTTGATGGTGGAAGATGTAAAAATGTTAGAGGAAGTTGTAGATATCATAAGTCGAGCCCAAAGCTTCGCAGGTCGAGCCCAAAGCTTCGCAGGTCGAGCCCAAAGCGCCATAATCTTAGAATGCGGATGAAGGGCGTCTCTGCCGATATTAGGGCAACGCTTCGTGATAAATTTCACGGTAATGAGGATATGGTTGATGAAGTTGTTAAACATATGCCAGATATGGAGCTCCATCTTCAACCACATACTAGCCGTGTTAGGGGGTATATGCTATATGGTGGAAAACGGTTTAACATTGATGAAGAGTTAGATCCTCTTTTATACAGACATCTTAGCCCCGGAGATATAGATGGCTTGTTTAACTTTGTTGAAGCGATTGTTAATAATTATCCAGAAAATAGAACACATAACTTTGAGCC